TGAACCCGCAACTGACAAACTAAAATCTAAATAACTCAGCCCACTAAGGCTAAACCTTACACGGCCTGTTGAACCGCTACTAATAACGCGGCTCACGGGCCGTTTTTTTTATTCCCAAAAGGGGGAATGATGGAACGTAAAACCTGTAAAGCGGTAATACTTAACACAGATGAAGCGCAAGGTATTGTCGAATGTATCTTTTCTGTTTTTGGAATACTTGACTTTGGAAAAGACATCGTGCATAGCGGGGCCTTTACCAAAACCTGGAACGAGCGCGGGCAAAAAATTAAGCTACTGGATTCGCACAATACAAACAGTGTTTTGTCGGCTTTGGGGAAGCCCTTAGAGTTTCGGGAGTTGAGGCGGGGCGAATTGCCCCAGGCCGTTATGGATGAATACCCGGAAGCGACGGGCGGGGCGTGGGCAAAAGTTCAATTCAATATGAAAACCGATGCGGGGCGCGATGCCTATTGGCATGTAGCCAGTGGCGATGTGGATGAATGGTCATACGGATATGATGCCGTAGACAAAGATCATACTAAAACTAACTGGCGCGGTCAAGAGGTTGTGGCCCGAAATTTGAGGGGCATAAAGCAGTATGAGTTGTCACCCTGCATTTTTGGAATGAATGAAGCAACCACCACCACCGCCGCCAAAGCCGCACCCTCCGACGATGACGAAGATGAATACAAGGCCACCTGGAGCGCCGCTTTTGTCAACGACTTACCCGACTCCAGCTTCCTATTAGTTGAAAGCGGCGGTGATAAAGATGAGGATGGCAAAACAACCCCGCGCAGTCTGCGACATTTACCCTATAAAAACGCTGAGGGTGATATTGACCTGCCTCACTTACGAAACGCCATCAGCCGATTAGGGCAGGAAGGAACCGGCGAGTCAGGCGGTGAGAAGTGGTTAAGTGAGGATGTCAGAAAGCGGCTACTCAACCGGGCCAGAGGCTTGTTGGAAAACGCCAACAAAAGTAGCAAAGAAATGACCGAGCATGGCCCAATGCGCCGGCTCGGTGATGTTTTACAAGGCAGCATCCACAAAATCTTTACCGTAATGTGTGACGAATGGTACACGCAGGGTTTTATGAATCGAGATGAACGCATAGCACTATCAAGTTTGATTGGTGATGCCCTGGAAATTTTAGCTGCCGGCATACCGGAAGAATTAGCAATGCGTTCATTGCAATCTCACGAAATGTATTATATGTCATTTGATTTAGAGGGCGAGATAAAAGCCGGGCGCGTCCTCTCTGACCGCAACGCCAAACGCATCAAGGCAGCAATGGCAGAGCTACATAACTGCCTGATGGAAGCCGGTCTAATGGAAATGCCAGAAGATGCTAATACCGGGCCGCAGAAGTCCGAAACTTTACCCACCTCCGAAAGCGCAAGCGAGGCCGGGCCGAATGAGGAAGATCGCACCCGCTACCTAAAACTCATTGAAATTCAACAACAAGCTTTAGAACTATTGGAGGTGTAAATTTGGAAATCCAGGATACTCGCCTGGCCGAAATGAAGGCCGAGGCGAGCAAGCTCTTGAATGATGCCAACGCCTTACTTATCAAGCCGGATATAACGGCTGATGAGACAACGAAGGCGCTGGCATTGGTAGAAGAGCAAAAACAAATCAAAAGCCGGATTGATGCGCTGATTTTGGTTAAAGAGAGCGCAAAGGCTTTTGAGGGTATGAACTTCATTCCTAAAAAGGATGATGACAAACCTACCCCCGGCGGCTTTAAAACTGCCGGTGAGTTTTTGCGGGAAGTCCACGGCGTTACCTTTCGGGGTAAAGCCAATAATCGGCTGCAAATCTTTAGCGATCCCAAAGAGCCATCAAACGGCAAACATACCGGCGAAAACGGCTGGTCCGAAAGTAAGGATTTGGTAGAGAGCATCGGTGCGTCGGGCGGCTTCTTGGTCCCAACGGAAATGCCCAACCAATTCTTGCAATGGACGGATACCGGCGACAATATGCTGGTCGAGAGCCGGGCGACGGTCATCCCGATGATGCGGCGGGCCATTCAAATCCCGGCGCTTAATCAGGGTGGCACCACTGCCGGACAACCTCACTGGTGGGGCGGCGTGCTGGCGAAATGGACGGAAGAGGCCGGGACCAAGCAGGAAACCGAGCCGACCTTTCGCCAGATCGAACTTGTGGCCCACAAGCTGGTTTGCTACACCGAGGCCAGCGATGAGTTGTTAGAGGATAGCGCCGTTTCGCTGGAAGCCCTGCTAAACGGGATGTTTAGCGGCGTGACTAAATGGGAACGGCAAAACGCCTTTATCAATGGCTCTGGGGCCGGCCAACCGCTTGGCATCATCAATGCCGGGGCGACGATCAAGCTTAATCCGGCGGCGGCCAATGCGCTGAGCGTCAATGACCTGGCCCGGATGTTGGAATCCTTCCAGGGAACAAACCCGGTCTGGTTTTTCTCGCGGCGCTGGATGGCCGAACTGTTGCAACTAAACGGGCCGGCCAGTCATCCAAGCTATGTCTTTATGCCTAGCGCCCGTGAGGGGTTCCCCTCAACTCTGCTTGGCTATCCGCTTTTCTTTGTTGAGCAGATGCCGGGGCCGGGTAGTGTGGGCAGCGTCTTGTTAGCCGACTGGTCAAAGTATCTTATCGGCAATCGCAAGGCCATCACGATTGACACAACCAAAATCTTCAAGTTCCAGAACGACATCACGTCCTGGCGCTGTGTCAGCCGGGTATCTGGTCAGCCCTGGTTGAACGTCCCATTTACGTGGTCTGATGGTTCGACACAAACTTCGCCCTTCGTAATCCTGACTGGGACTGCTGGCGGGTCATAGGGGAAAATAGAGCAGCGCCGTTTTGACATATTAGATGCTCACAAGCGTCAATCTTTTCATCGAACTGGTAAGGCAACTTGGAGAAAAAGGAGACCGTCTAAAGAAGAACTCACTAAGTTCTATCTGATGCCCCCTGACGGACAAGGTAAAACTATAGAAGAAATAGGTATTCATTATCTTGTTCATCGTAATACGGTTGGTAAATGGTTAAGGCTTTATGGTAGGGTAGAGCATAAGTTCATTCAAGAGGATGGGGTTATAAAAGAACTTCGCATAAGATTTGCAACTTAATTAAATAACAAAAATCGGCCCACTGAGGCAACTCACACGGGCATTCAGTAGGAGGTCAAAAATAAAATGTATACCGAAAGATTTACTGAGACACATGCATTACTGGCGACTCACTATCCTCTTACCCGGCAGGTGGCGACTCACGTCTCTGACTGGGTGCTGATGGCGAATTACCACCGGGCTTTTTTTGAAGTGCTTGTTGGAGCGATGGGCGCAGCGGCAACGCTTGACGCTGATTTGCAACAGGCCAGTGATGCAACCGGCACAGGTGTTAAGGCCATCAGCGGCAAAAGTATCACTCAACTCACTCAGGCCGGTACTGACGATAATAGTCCGGTAGGAATCGAACTCCGCACAGAGGAACTTGATGTCAATGGCGGGTTTGAATATGTACGCTTCCGGGTCATTATCGGTGTGGCAGATTGCGCCTATTCTGCCACTCTGCGGGGCTGTTGTCCCCGTTACGCGCCGGTTTCAACGACTGTCTATGACGAGGTTGTTGATTAGTTATGGCACAAGTTTGGGTGAGAGCTAAATCAATTTTACGGGCGGAGTATGCCGGTCAGTTGATGACCTATCACCCCGGTGACTGGTTACAGGTCGGCAGGCAGCAGGCGCGAGAATGGCTGCAAAATAATCAGTGCGAAATTCTCAAACCTGCTGTCCTGCAAACTGTCCAGGATTTAACTGACTGCTCGATTGTCATCCGGGGTATTATTCCTGAAGGCCAGCGCATTGGATTGGTAGCCCGCTTCCCCGGCGTCCCTGTTGAGAACTATGCCGGGGGGATGCCTACAGGCCGCTTCCTGCTATGGGATACAAGCGCCAACCTGCGGCAGGATTTGATCTTGACCGGCTTCGGCCTACTCACCCGCTGGCAACTGGCCTGCCCTATTCTGAACTATGACATCCTGGCCGATAACGTTGGGACCACCGAAGAGCAGGCCGAAACGAAGGCAGTCATTCACGATTTGCGGGTGCCGGTCTACGATAGCCGGGTGCTGTTTGTCAGGCAATGTCAGGAAACGAGAAAGCTGTTTGACCTATGGCAAGGTAGTAATGAACTAGCTTTTCTGCGGGCGCTTTATCAGAGCAGGCCGGTAGTGAACGCTCTGCCGCCAAGTTGGATAATGTAAGGAGATTACAATGATTGTTTTATTGCCCGTGCTTGTGTTAATTGGTGGATTGATACTTTATATTATCAACACCCCAAGCCCGCGCGCCGCTATGTGGGCAGAAGTTGGCCGGCTGATGTTTTTTGCTGGTATGTTGGCCTTTTTATTGGCCGGGGCAGAGCAGGTCATAACGTTTCTTAATCGGTAATGCGATGATAGACAGCAATATCGCTTTAATAATTGTGATTGTTTTTTTCTTTGTTGGTTATTATGGTGGCAGAACTAGCAGGGGATGAATGGCGTTGTCTACGTCGTTTATGGTCACCAGGCCCGCTGTGAAGCTGAGCAGAGCATAGCCAGCCTGTTAAAGTACAACGATCTGCCGATCACGATTATTACTGAGGATTTCGGCTTCAGCCCAGAGCAGAACAGCCGCTATGCAAAGATACACCTTCCTGGGCTGGTCACGTATGACAAAGTGCTTTATGTGGACGCCGATACCCGGATTAAGGGCGATATTACAGCTGGGTTTAGCCTGCTCGACGATTGGGATTTGGCCATAGCGCCAAGTAAGAATCAGGGCAATGACATCTTTAGACACATCAAGAACAATGACGAAAAAGAGCAGACGCTACAGGAACTTGGGAACTTCTGGCCTCTTCAGCTACAGGCGGGTGTATTCTTTTCCGAGCGACAACGCTGCAATTTATTATTTTCTGAGTGGCAGCGCCAATGGCAGCGATTCAAGGATCAAGACCAGGCGGCGCTACTCAGGGCGCTGGCAATCGCGCCGGTTAAGGTTTGGTTACTCGGCAAATGCTGGAACGGCGAAAACGGTTCAATTATTGAGCATGGATTTGGAAGGATTTAGCAATGGCAACAAGTGTTATCAGAGGCGACGAGGTTGGCGTAAAAATCTGTGAAGCTCTGGGGATAGATGCCAAAAAGGTTAGGCGGGTAGTGCTGGATACTGGTCTACCCGGCGAAATCCTTACCGCCCATATTGAAATGTATGGTGATGAGCGATTTCTTAATATTAAGTGGGAATTAGGCGGGTCAGTAGTAAAGTTTTCCGGCATAGAAGAGGTATGAGAGTCCACGTCATCACTGACCGCCTGAATAGTGACCGCATCCTGCCACGGCTGGCTAAGTATCTGGCCGTACAGAACGGCTGGAGCCTGTCCGAATCGCCGGAACCAACCGCCGATTTTAACTACTTCAACAACTACGGCACTTATTACCAAAAGTGCAAGGGCTGGCACGGAACGCCCATCGGCGCTTATTTCTCACATCTCGATACCCAGGCCAAAGCTAAAGAGGCGATGTGGCATACAGTCGCCGGAATAATGGATACCTGCGTTACCACGGCTAAAATGTATCATCCCTACTTACCGACTGATAAAATCTACCAATGCAGGCCGCCAGTCGAGACTGACAAATTTACGATTAAGCCAGCGCCGAAACGTGACAAGCCCGTTGTCGGTGCTTTAGGCTTCACCTACGGCGACGGGCGCAAAGGGGAACGGCTGTTTGAGCAGCTTGCTCAGTCCGATTTTACCAAACGGGTCCACCTGCGGGCCAGCGGGCGCGGCTGGACTGGCGTCAGGTGCGAATATCACGAGTGGAACGATATTCAAAGCTATTTCCAGGAGCTAGACGTGCTGCTGGTCCCGTCATTATTTGAAGGCGTCCCAATGCCACCCCTGGAAGCCCTGGCCTGCGGGGTGAAGATCGTAGTCCCTGAGCATATCGGCCTGATTGACGAACTACCCGACCTACCCGGTATCTACCGTTACGAGTGCGGCAATGTTCGCTCGATGCTTGAGGCGACTGAGCAGGCGGCTTTCGCTGGCCCGGTTGACCGGCAAGCCTTACGTAAAATCATTCTTGACAATTACACGGTGCAGCATTGGGCTTGGGACCATCGGCAGATGATCGCCAGCTATTTTCAAAATGAGGATATAACCGGCCTGCCTGAATGGAAAGGTAATAGCGGGGTGTATATGGTCGCCTTTGGAGAACCATCACGACGCTGCGCCAAGCGGTGTATTGACAGCGTTCAGAAATATATGCCCGACCTGCCTATTGCCCTGGTGGCTGACAAGCCGATTAGCACCGAAGATATTTTTATTCAGCATGACGATGTGGATGCCGGCGGGCGGGTTGCCAAACTCAAAGCCGATGAATTAGCCCCGGCGCAATGGCAGTATGTGCTCTACCTTGACGCCGATATAGAAATCGTGGGTGACATTTCCTTCCTGTTTCAAATTCTGCGGGATGGGTGGGAGTTTGTCATCTGCAAGGACAACAACAAATACGGCACGGTTGGCGAGATGAAGCGGCCCGATAATTTAAATGAGTGCGTCGAGACGTGGGATATTATGGGCGGGCAGCAGCTTCTCCAATATAACGGGGGGATGATGGCTTACCGGCGCAATGCTAACACCCGGCGCTTTTTTGAAATGTGGCAAAGCGAATGGCAGAAGTACGGCAAACGGGACCAGGGGGCGCTGCTCAGGGCGCTGTATGACAAGCCCCTGCGCACCTTTGTTTTAATGAACCAGTGGAACGCCACAACCCGCTATGTGATGCCCAAAGGTGAAGTAGCGATAAAACATCACAATATGGAAGCGCGGCGGTGGAACGGGCTAATCCAGGGCCGGATTGACAGCCCGGAAGCGTGGCAGGCTGTGAGTAAGTTTAGTCCGAGAGTGAAGGAATGATAACTATCCTGGCCCACAACCCCACCTTTAGCGCCGCCTACAATCTGCGCCAGGCGTTTGGTCTGTGGGAAGAGACGCGGCTGATTACCCTGGAAGCGCATCCCCTTTGGCCCGGTGAGGATGATGTTATTCTCACGGCTGACAATGCCGCCGAGTGCCAAGCAATGGTTGAAGCCTCCCGTTTTACGATGATAGCCGGGGCCGCCGGGCTGGTAGATATATTAGATATGCTTTACCCGGTAAAGGGTAATTTTGTCGCCTTCTGGGGTGACACAGCTTATTTTCAAAGCGCAACCTTTTACAACAATCTGGCCGATATGCTTGGAGCTAAAGTGGTTTTTGCAATGCTTGATCTGATGCCCAAAGCGCCGGAGGGTGCGGTAGCTTTATGTCACCCGGTACGTGATTTCGGTTATGAGGCTGACAAGTCCTACCCCGTCCAGATAATGCACTCGCCTCGAACAGAACGGAAACGGGCGTTAAAAGGAACTGAGACAATAGAACGGGTGATAAGCCAGCTTAAGCAGGAATTCCCCGACCTGATTTACACGACATTACTTGATCTGCCCTGGCTTGACTGCCTGGCTCAAAAGCGCAAGGCTCATATATTTATAGACCAGTTACCAGGCGAGGGAATGCCTGCCGGCCTGGGTCGCAGCGGTGAAGAGGCTTTGGCTTTTGGGTCTGTTGTCATCACTGCCCTACACGGCGAGGAATATTTGACCGAAGCGCCGCCGATAGTCAAGGCTTACAACGAGAGTGAACTTTACAACAAATTAAGGCTGGTTCTCAAGTTGTCCCCGGCTCGACTGGGGGATTGGGGCCAGAGTAGCCGGGACTGGGCCGAGAGACATCTACTATACCCGGCCTGGCTGGATTATGTGGAGAGATACCTATGAGCAATTTAGAGCAGGCCATCAAACGGGCCATTGAGTGTGACGCGATGCTGTACAATCGAAAGTCAAGTTGTCCCGATGATCAACGAGACGCCGAACTACGCTGGATTTTTCACTTGGCCGAAATTGCGCCAAACGGTCAGGCTATTGAGTGTGGCGTGCGCAACGGTGGGGCGCTGGTTTGTTGGGCGATGGCCCGTGAAGGACGAGGTACTATTTTTGCCAATGATACCAAGATGAGGCCGGCGCTGTTGGCAAATCTCAAACGGTACAAAATGACGGTGCGCAAAATCCCGGCCCCTTCGGCTCTGGCTAATCTCAAGGCCGGCGGCAAATTCGCCTTCTGCTTTATTGACGCCGATCACAGCGAGGCCGGGATACGGGCCGATGTGGACGTGTGGCCGGGGGCGATGCTACCGGGCGGGGTCCTGGCCTTTCACGATTACGGCGTATGGAAACCTGATGTAGCTGTGAAACGGGTAGTTGACAACTGGCAGGACAGGGCCAGATGGGAACTGTTGGGGCAAGTCGGTAGTTTAATCGCTTTTAGAAAGCCACAAAATGACTTCAAATACCCCTGAGCAACTTTTAGCCGGTTACGTCGAGCTTCACCCTGAGCTACCCAATATCGAACAGATGGCCCGAAAGGTGATAAACAATACCAAAAAGGCTGTCTATCCTTATCAGGCAGCGGCTTTGTATCATCTCGCCAAACCCTACAACGGCGGGCGGGCACTGGAAATCGGCACGGCTTACGGCTACTCCTGTTTCTACCTGGGCTATGCGATGCCCGACAGCAAGATAACAACGCTCAATGCTTCTGAGGGTGAAGTGATGGCAGTTAAAGAGACAAAGGTCCTGTCTCGCTTTGCCAATGTCGAAGTACTACACCGGGTTAGTTGGGAGTACCTCAAAGAGAGCGACGGCACAGCCTGTTACAATTTCATCTTTGTGGACGGGGATCACAAACGGGTGAGAAATGACATTCCCTATTTTAACCGGCTGGTTGATGGGGGTTTGATGATCTTCCACGACTACAGCCCATTGGGCAGCAAGCGCGAATGCCCGCCGGTTTATGAGGCGGTCAACGATCTGGCTTCCTACCTGGGCCGCAAACCTGATGTGCTGATTGTGGATGATGGCAATGTAGGCCTGGCCGGTTTTGTCCGGCAGCGGGGCGAGACATTATGACTACTGAATTATCCGTCATTGGTAATTTCTCACCAGATGCCGGGGTCTATCTCTCCAAACTCACCAGTCAGATGAGTTTAACGAATGTTAAAAACCAGTTGTGTTGGGTTTTGCCGTTTCCAGCCGGAGCAGATATAGGCGGTGAGTTATCGTTTATTGTTCCTCAGAATTATTCGTCTACGCCCGTATTGCGGGTAGTAGGGGTAATCGCCGGCACGCCGGCTGACACCTTTGGGATTGGAGCGCAGCTTTTACAGGTGGCAGATTCGGCTACTATTGACGCTGCTTATGAGGCAGAGGATACTGCCTCAAATGCTACCTGGACAGGTTACGCCGATGAAGAGATTTACACGCTTTCGATTACCCTGACCCCAGGCAGCGCGCTTGTGGCCGGAAATGTTGTTCTTATCAAATTCTACCGAGATGACTCGGTAGATACACAAACGATAGATTTTTTAATGCTGGATTTACTCTTCTCATATACTGAGGCGTGATGGCGATACGTTTTGATAATTCGCTCGATAGAATAGTTCACACGTCTGGTCTATTTGATTATAGTGCGGCCTATTCTATCCTCTTAAAAGCTTATTTTATTGATGTATCATCTCAGGTTGATTTTTTATGCCTATCTACGAATGATGGCTCGGCACAGCCGGGTGATATTTTATATTTTCTTGGTAATGGAGCGATTACCCTATGGTGTGCTACCAATTCGGCTAATACATCAGCAGCCGGCAGTATAACACCCTCTGCTAACACATGGTATGATCTGGCAATGGTCAGGGAATCGGCAACATCCTGCAAGCTGTATATTGATGGTGTTTTGGAGGCTACTAATACCCGCGATATAACGGGACGCTCGGCCCAAACTCGGTTTGAGATTGGCGCATTTACGACAAATAACTCTGTACCAATGAATGGTAGAGTAAGCGATATTTTAGTTTTTACTCGCGCCTTTACGCTTGCAGAAGTAAAAGGTCAGCGGTTCAGTAAAAAACCTCTTGACCCTACTTCATTATGGGCCTGGTATCCAACTTTCCCCGGAACAACAGAGCGGTTGAGAGATTATGGAGCATCGCAGCGTAACTGGACAGAAGCAGGTACATTGACAGATGAAGTTAGCCCGCCTGTCAATTGGGGCTTATGGACACCTCCTCGACCTATTTTTGAGGTGGTAACGCCAACGGCAGGGCATGGTTTAGCTTTAGGTGACAATTTAAGCAATCGTATTTTTGGGGGCTTCGTAGTCCAATGAGTTTTCTTGGCAGTTGGAAAATTGACGATTTACTCACTTTCTATGCCAATACAACGCGCTTTGATACAGGTGTAGCAACGGATGCTGATGCTGTTCCGGCTTATCGAGTATATGAGGATGAGTCGGGAACAGCGATTCTAACTGGTAATATGGCTCTACTCGATTCAGCTAATACGGCAGGATTTTATTCTGAGCAGATAACATTATCGGCGGCTAATGGTTTTGAGAAGGGTAAATCATACGCCATTTATATTGCTGCAACTGTCAATGCTGTAGCCGGGGCAACTCACCATACCTTGCAGATTGAGGCAGAGGTTGATGCCAATCGAATCAACTGGGCTAATATTGATAATTCGACAACGGCGCAAAACCTGAGCGCAACGAATATAGATGTTGATCAGGTTGTGGGTAGTGTCACGGGCGCGGTTGGTTCTGTAACTGGGGCAGTAGGCAGCGTCACGGCGATGGTAACAGCCAATGCAACTCAAATCAGTGGTGACAGTACCGCCGCTGATAATCTGGAAGCCGATTATGACGGGACGCAGCATAATGCCACCCGTAACGCCTCGGCTAAATTCCTGGCTGACATTATCGAAAGCCAGCGCGGGCATCATACCTATAGCGGTAATATCTTCTATGTTGACGGTTTTGGTGGGGATGATACTACCGGCAATGGCAGCCGGGCCCTGCCCTATAAGACCATCTCAAAGGCTCTGACCGTCTGTACATCAGGTAATCACGATATTGTCGAGTGCATTTCTAATCCAGGAGCAACGCCAACGATTATCAGCGAAGCGGCAACGATTACGGTTAGCAAAGCCTATACCTTTATACGCGGCCCTGGCCGGGGAGTGCAGGTTGATTTAACCGGCACGGGTTATGTTTTTGACATAACCGCAGCAGGCGTAGAGATAAGCGGTTTTGATATAGTCGGCAATGGTGCCGGAACTTCTGGTGGGGTTAAGCTGTCAACGGCTGATTTTGCCTTTTTGTATAAGCTCTGGATTGCCTCACCTACTCAGGATGGCATCCAGCTAACTGTCAGCAATAATACGTCAATTCAGGATTGTACTATTGTTGGCGCTGGACGTGACAATATCAGGATAGACTCAGGCGCGGGCGCAGGCCAATATACCCGGATACTAAATTGCATTTTACGTGATGCGGTTGGTTCAGCCGTGAATTTAGCAGGTACAGATGCCAGCGAGTGCCAGATAAGATTTTGCATTATCAGAGATAACGCCGTGGGGATTACAATTGGGGTAGGGGTTACAGATACGGTTGTCACTGACAACCGCTTTGTTAATAATACGGCGACAATCACTGACGGCGGCACACGAACCTTGCAGGAGTTTAACTTCCTCAGCACCAACACGGCGGGGACGGTGGCGCGGGTGACGCTGGTTGATACGCTGGCAACCAACAACGACAAAACGGGATACGCTCTAAGCACGGCGGGGGTTCAGGCTATTTGGGATGCCCTGACCGCAGCCTTAACGACGGTTGGCAGTATCGGCAAACTGTTGGTTGACAATGTGAACGCGACGATAAGCAGCCGGTCATCTCATAGCGCTGCTGATGTCTGGGCAGTGGCTGCTCGATTACTTACGGCGGGTACTAACATTGTGCTGGCAAAGGGGGTAGGGGTGACAGGCTTTAATGATCCCACTACAGCCGCTATAGCAGATGCTAATTGGGATGAATTGAGAAGCGGACACAGTACACAGGGTTCTTATGGAGAGAGCTTCTTTAGTATCGAATCGGCGGCAGCGGCAGCAGGCACTTTGTCCACCACCGAAATGACAACCGATTTGACCGAGGCAACCGACGATCATTATATTGGCCGGATTATTATCTGGACTTCCGGAGTACTACTGCGGCAGGCAACCGACATAACCGATTATGTTGGCCTGACCAAAAAGCTTGTATTTACTGCTGTTACCGAAGCGCCAACGGCAGGCGATAAGTTCATCATTGTTTAGGGTATGTTTCCGTGGCTCAAAAAACAACGCTCATTCCATCAGGTATACCGGGCCAGGTTTATGGCAGCTTTGCCGGAAAAGTCCCTTTTGTGCCAACAGCTATCATAATGCCTGACAATGCGGCATACATATTTTTTAGAGACAAGCGGGCCATCGTCGATGGCAGAGATAAACGGGCCGTGAATAAGTTTAGAGACAAGCGAGTTATCAGTGATTAGCGTCCCATCGAAAGACCCGAATAACGTAGAGCCTTACTTTTTCGTCTGGTGTTCGCTGAGTGGCACCAACAACGGTGGCACCACCGATACTGGCGAATTGCAGGGGGCGACGATCAGCAGCTATACCGTCACCGTCCCGGCTGGCATCACAAAGGACAGTGACAATAAAGCAGCAGTCACCATCCGGGGGATTGCCTACGCGGTCAATACGGTGGTTACAGTCTGGTTATCGGGCGGCACGGATGGCGCTGATTATGATGTGCTATGCCGGATTGTGACCAGTGATAGCCGGACGCTGGATCAAACGATGCGGATACCTGTGAGGACAAATTAGCAATGTCATACTGTACGCCTCAAGACCTCAGAAGCCAGATTAACAAATTATCAGCCGCCAGTGACATTGATTTGACCCTTATCCTATCAGCCGCCGAGCGCGTTATCAACGGCTTTTGCAATCGGCCAGACGGTTTTATCTCCCTGACAACGGCAGCAGCCAGAATTTACGCCGGAACGGGCAAAGCCTATATGTCTATTGATGAGTGTACTTCTATCTCGCTGGTTGAGGTAAAAGAGAGCGCCACCGATAGCAGTTACACGGCCTGGGTTGCCGGTGACTTTATACCCTTCAGCGGCGATTACAAGGACCCGAATTTCAACCGCTTACCCTACACAATGCTGATGATTGACCCCACCGGAGACCAGGTAGTTTTCACAGGCGGGCGCTATACCGGCCAGCGCGGATTTCCTCCTGAGACTGACCGCAGCCGGGGCGTGCCAACCGTGCGGATAACGGCCAAATGGGGCTACTCGGTCGCTGTGCCGGCTGATATTAAAGAGGCGACGATTATGCAGGCGGCGCGGTGGTATAAGCGGCTGGAAGGGGCTATGAGCGATGCCCTGGCAAGCTCTGAGCTCGGGACGCTGCTATACCGGCAGGTATTGGACCCTGACATCAAAATGATTTTAGTTAATGGCCGCTATGTCAAGCCGGCAGTAGGGCGGCGCTAGCAGTTCGACAGGCTCACTATGTAATGCAAATCGAATTCAGGGGCTTAAACGAAACCATTGTCAAACTCGACCGGACAGACCGCGATGTAAAAGATACCAGCGAACCAATGAGGCAGGCGACGATGTTAGTTACCGGCGCTGCTCGCCGTAATGCGCCGGTTGACCGGGGTGTAACTAGGGCCAGCATTATGCCCAGTGTCGAGAGCCGCAATAACTCTACCGTTGGCGTGGTTGGTAGCAATCAAATGTCAGCTTTGTTTATGGAGAGAGGGACGCGCCCGCATTGGCCGCCGTTGGCTGCTCTGGAGACCTGGGCGCGGCGGCACGGTACAACGGCCTTTTTGGTGGCACGGGCGATTTCCCGACGTGGCACAAAAGCACGGTTGTTTTTACAGCATGCGCTGGATGACAACCGGGGCCGGATTGTGCAATTGTTTAATGACTATGTAAAGCGAGTGACGAAGTAGTGCCGGCCTCAACTGTAACCATTAAACAAATCTGTGACGCCATTGATACCACTCTGGGACAGGCCCTGATTGCCTCCGGCGATTTAACCGACAGCCAGAACTTCAATGAGCTAACCGAGGGGATCAATGATGAGCGTATCCTGCAAATCTACCCAGAGGAGCAAACGCCGGTCAGTATGGGCAGCGCAACGCAGAAAATCACTTTCGGTTCAACTCCTTTTATAGATGAGGAGATCGTCATTTTCTGCGATTACTACGGGCGGCAGCGGTCACATATCGGTGAGGATATGGCTCAGTTGGTCAGCGGTATAGATGTGATTCGGGCCAATCTCAAAACCCAGAACTGCCCGAATCCGTTCGCCTTGACCGGCATTGCAAACTTCCAATGGAGTTGGAACCGGGTGGTTTTTGAGTACGGCGGGCCGGAACTGAAGTACATCGGCGCGCGGTTTAGGCTGGTATTGAGAACGTTCTAAGTGGAAAAGCAGATTACATTAACGGTGAAAATTCGCCCCACGTTTTGGGTTTTTGGATTTGAATACGAGGATGATGGATTAAGTGACGCGCCAAAAATATGGTTCTTTAAAACAGCGCATGATGCAAGTGTGTTTTTGTGGGGTAGACAATTGCCCCATTACGCAATTTTCAAAAATAAAACGCTGGTATGTCTTAAATCATCAGAACTTAAAGAGATTGAGGCAGAATTGAACAATTTTGACACAAGTAAGGTGCTTTAATGTATCGAATGGTCAAACACACGCCGCTTTCAACCGGGCATACCTACGGCGACATTATCAAAGACGGCGAGTTAAGTCCAAGCACCATCGCCCGGATGTTAGCCAGCGGGACTCTTGTCAGGGTAACAACCCCGCCGCTTTCAGAACTGCCCGACTGGGACAAACGGGCGGATATTTTGAGGGCGGTCGGGGTGATTACAATAACCAATCTAATTGAGGCAAATGTGATTGATCTGGCTAAAAGCATTAAACGGCCAGCGAAGATTATCAAACAATGGCAGGATGAGGCGTTAGCCTGGCTGAACCCGCCATCAAACGAACCAGGCTGAGATTAACGTAATTTGGAGGTTCCAAAATGGCACAAACAACCGGAGCAGTAGCCAACGCCTGCGCAAAAGTCTGGATTAGTACAGACAACATCACCTATACGGATATAAGCGGCGTGGCCCAAAGTGTGGCTGATACAGAACAAACCCGTATCAGCGGAGAGGCGTACACGTTCACAGGTGAAGGGGCGATTGTCAAATCAGGCAAGAAAGAGCCGCTTGAACTGACTTTCACCATCGTCTACAGTGAGACAGATGCTGAAGCTTATCAGGTGGTAAGACAGTTGTTTGAAACGGCAACCTGCTCACCTAACTTCTATGTCCGCTGGAGTCCACGAGGCGGGGCAGCCGACGATGAGCAAATCACCAGCGGGGCGGGTGTGATTACCGCCTTCACTTACCCCCCGGCAGATGCGACTCAGGGCGGGCCGATTATCACCGGCTTTAAGGTCAAGGTGGGCGACTTAACGACAACGATTATCGCGAGCTAACCCTTCGATAAACTCAGGATGAACCCTTCGATAAACTCAGGATGAACCCTTCGATAAACTCAGGATGAACCGATGGCAAAACTAATTCACGAGCAAACAGCGCCGACGCAGATCGTTTTAGACCTTGACAAGATCAATATGGATGAATTTTCCTGGGGAGATTTGGAAGATATGGAATCCAATTCCCCCACCAAGATTCGCCAGATGATGGAAAAATTTGCCATTGTCGAGGGCATTTCTAAAGAGGAAATGACGCAATTCTTTCGGCAACTCAGCTTGCGCCAGATGCGGGAACTCAGCGAGCAGTTCCGGGCGGCGGTTATGCAGATGGCGAATCCGGTGGCTAAAAACGGAAAAAACTAGAATGGCGCTTGACCGAATATCTCATCACCAAAACAGGTCAAGCGCCCCAGGAATACATCAAATATCAATTGAGACTGATGTATCATTGCCCGCCTTCCGTCTTGGCAGAGCAGACAGGTGACTTTCTTTTTGAGGCGTTGCAGGATTTGGCTTGCCAGCGTTATGAAGTTAAGGCGCAAAGGTTAAGAAGAACTCTTGGCTAATGTAGTTGAAATTGTCATAAAACAAACCGGCTCCGGCAATGCCATTGCCGACGCCGGCAAGGCCCTGGGCGGTCTGGGTGGCGCGGCGAAAGGTGTGACCGGGATGCTCGGTGGCTTTGGCGGGGCATTGGGCAATGTGGCGACCATTGCCGGGGGGATCGTCGCGGCCAACATCTTCGGTAAAATCGTAGATGGCATAACCGGCTTTGTTACAACCGGCCTGGATGCGGTCAGTTCATCGCAACAGCTTGAATCCTCGCTTAAGGCTCTGCTAACTGCCAATAATATGTACAGTCAGACTACCGAGACGGTCACGCAAGCCATCACTAAACAGGTAATGAGCGAGGAGGAGCTTGGATTCAAGCACGATGAGCTAACTGCTAAACTGGCTACTCAAAAAGCGGCTTATCAGGAACAGCAGCAGCGCATTATTGACCTGACAGCCGCCTATGGTGAAAACGGTCTGAACGTCATTAAGGCCAAAGCACAGCACGATCAATTATCCCTATCTATTCAGGCAACCGAGCGCGATATAGCCGGCCTGACTGCAACAGAAACCGAGTATACCACCAGCACAAGATCAGCCTGGCAGCAGACAATGGACCAGGCCAGCGCCTTTAAGATTGCCAGTAAGGAAACGGCTGACCTGTTGGATTTTGTTTCCCGGCTGGCTGTTGTCTCCCCCTTTGAAACGGCAGATGTGGAACTGACAACCAAATATGCTATAGCGGCGGGCCTGGGGGTGAATGCGACTAAAGATTTTGTCCCGGCCTTTTTAGACCTGGCCGGGGCGGTTGGCATCACGTCTGACTCATTAGGCTTTGCCGCCGACCAGCTTTTCCAGGTCAAGAAAATCGGCAAACTGACCGAAGTGGATTTGCGCCAGTTGCGGCGGCTGGGGATTGACCTGGCTAAAGTCATCGGCGTTGAGATGGGTATGTCGGTCGAGGAATTTAACAAGAAAGCCGAAACCACGCCGGAAATATTTGACGAGCTATTCAGCGCCGTGACCCGCTTTAGTCAGAATACCTTCGCTGGCACCGCCAAAGAAATGGCAACCAGCGTCAAGGGACTTAAATCCACCTTCTCTGATATTTTTGTCATCGGAGCGCGGACGTTTCTCAGGCCGTTGGTTGACGCGGCGACTCCGGCAGTAGCGGCGATTGCCACGGCGATGAGTGATTTTGTCTTTAGCGGTGATGTAGAGGGATTGGGTCAGCAATTGGCCGATTTGTTTACTCAGGGGATGGGATTAGGGTTTGAAGGGTCGGTCACAGCCGTATTTAATTTCCTGTTTGAGCAAATAGCCGGCCTTATTGTAACCTACTGGCCGATTGTTCAGGCTCAATTATTTATCTGGCGTGATAATTTTTTCGCCTGGGTCAATGAGCTATACCCCCAAATTCCCGGCATCCTGACGGGACTTGTGACCGGCCTCTCTACGGCGATTAGTGAGAATTGGCCGGTGATCCAGGCAGCTTTGAGTGAATGGTCTATCCAATTCTGGGGCTGGGCAACCGAGGCGGCGATGAACGTCGGGCAGGCAATGGGCGCAATTGCGGCGGCACTGGTCGCCTGGGCTATGTCAAGCGAAGCCCAAGCCGCGATGAATGACCTGGGGCAGAATTTAGGCGTGATGCTCTTTGATGCGTTGGGACTGGCGGCGCAATCCAGTGAAGGCACTAGCTCAGTTATGGCTAGCCTGCTCTCTGGCCTGGTGGTTGCCGTGGCCGGTCTGACTGCCAGCCTGATTATTCTGGGCGGTACCGTAGTGGCCGGGATTGTACAGGGCATTTTAGAGAAAATGGGGATTGAGGTCGAGCCGGCGACCTTTAATGAGTTGAGCGCCATTTTGACCGGCATCGGGGCGAATATCGCCACCGTCGCCGCACTTGTGGGTAACAGCATTGTGACCGGGATCAGCGACGGGATTTCCGCGGCCTGGGCCACAATCCAGACAACCATCGGTGAACTGGCAACGAGCATTATGGCCTGGTTTGCCGATCCGTTGGGGATTGCCTCACCCAGTACCGTGTTTTTTCAATTTGGAACTGATTTAATCCAGGGCTTGATTGACGGCATTTATATGCTGGCAGCAGGGCTACCGGCTGTTATTCAGGAAATAGCCGGGTCACTATTGGAAAGCGGGGCCAATCTGTTCTCAAGTATATTTGGCGGTGGAGAAGAGGGTACAGGCTTTGACCCAACGGCTATGTTAGCCGGGCTGGAATCTATTCGTATCTTTTTAGCCGAGACAATCCCGGCCAGTGTACTGCTTCTGGGCGAAACCTTTACCGCCTTCTTCCTCAACATCACAACCCAGATTACCGCCTTGACCGCCGGCCCGCTGACAATGTTCATCACGACGATGAGTACCATCTATTTAATCCACCTGCCCCTGTTGGTCGCTGTCTGGACCTCCTCGACGGCTCAAATAGTGGCCCAGATTACTACGACGACCGGCACGGTAAATGTGTTAATCGGCGCGATTACTCAGGCCAATGCGGCAGCGGTAGCAATGGCCGCTGCAATAGTAAGCGGGATGAAACGGGCCGGCGAGGCGTTTGAAGAGGCGGGCGATAAGATCAAGGATTTAATTTCAGTGGTCAAAGAAGCCGCTGAGGAATTCAAATCAATGGCCGAAGCCGCCAGAGAAGCGGCGGCGGCTTCCAAAAGCGCGGGAAGTTCATCCGGGCAGGCAGGGGGGCTAGGGTTTGCCGGGGGTACGGGCCCGCTTGGGTTTTTAGTCCCGCCCGGCTTCCCCAATGACAGCTTTCCCCTACGAGTGCAATCCGGTGAGCGCGTTGTTGTCTCCCCATCGGGCCGCAGTATTGAGGATGTGACCGGGGCGGGCCGAACTACCAATAATTATTTCAATATGACAGTCAACAGCCGGGCCGATAGTTCAAGCGTGGTGAATGATTTTAGAGTGATGCAGATGCTGTTGGGAGCGTAGATGTGGAAACGATGGTTAATAGTTGGCTTATTCTGGTTGCTATCGGCTTTACCTGGCTCTGCTCAATGCAACGGCTTTTGTGTCTGGCTGCCTGCGGTTATATCGGCGGGCAATCCCTGCGAAGTCGAGGCCGGTATGAGTGATTGGAAGCTGGTAATCGGTGAATCTACTTTAAACTATGTGACGAATCCGAGTGGCGAGACGACCGGCAACTTCGCCGCTGAAGGTGGCACCACCGTTACCCGTTCAACCACCTACCAACACTATGGCCTCTATTCCTACCGGGTCGAAACCAGCGCCGACAATGAGGGCATAGAGCTTACCCTGTCGGCTCTAACCAATGCCATCCATTATGTTACCCTACGTGTGCGTGGCACGTTGCCGGCGGCGTGGGATTGGTCACTTGACGATGCTACCTTTACCGCGCCAACTTTACTTGAGCAGATAGATTCTAACTGGGCGCTTTATGGCCTGCAATTCCCGGCAGCGCAGGCTAACGGCTCAACCAAGCTGTCAATCCACCAAAACGGCGCAGGCTCTGGTGATTTCTACCTTGACGGAATTCAGGTCGAGGCCAAAGAGTACTGGACCACCTATTGTGACGGCACTCAAGACGGGTGCGAATGGCTGGGGCCAGAGAACGCCGCGACTAGCCAGCGCAGCGCCGCCAGTCGAGCGGGCGGGCGTGTTCAGGATTTGGAGGATGACTACAATCTCAAAATCGGCGGGATGTCGGGCATCGGTACACCCTCGCAGGATTTAGGGGTTGATAAATACGCCAGCCTGCCCGGTGGTGAACTCAACAGCCTCAAGATAGATAGCCGGGTTTTTACCCTGACCGGCGTCATAACCGGCACATCAACCAGCGACTTTCACAGCAAAAAGCAAACGCTCCTCAATGCCTTATCCCCTGACACCTTCCCGGAAGATGAGAACGGGGTGCAGCCGGTGCGGTTGCGCTATCAGGGCGCGACGATTCACAAACAGATAGCGGCGCATTATGATGGGGGGCTTGAGGGAGAATTGTCAGCCAGTGACCCTTGTGCCTGGGAACGGGTAGCGGTGAGATTTTTTGCGCCTGATCCTTATTTTACTGAGATAGGCGAATCGGCGGCGCTGCTGGATACGAATGACAGCGCGACGTTCAGGCTAGTAGCGGGCCGGTTGCGGTCTACGGGCCAGTGGAGTGCATTGGGGCCACCAGCCGCGCCAGGAACGGCGGTTTATACTTCTGTGAAAGCAATCGCCGAAGATGCTACCTATGTTTACATTGCCGGTAATTTTCTCAATTTCGATAATACGGCCAATGCTGATTATATCGTCAGATACAACAAACAGACCGGCATTTATTCAGCAATGGGCACGGGAACTAATGGGATTATCAATTGTATAACAATTGGAGCCGATGGCAGCGTCTATATCGGTGGTGAGTTTCTTTTAGCCGGTGGGGTAGCCAATACAGTCCGTATTGCAAGATGGGATGGTTCAGCCTGGAATCCACTTTCTACCGGCGCAAATAATGATGTTAATGCTTTGACAATTGGGCTGAATGGCACATTATACGCAACGGGCACATTTACAACGATTGGTGGAGTAGCAGCCAATCGTATTGCTTCCTGGAATGGTACAGCTTTTAGCGCATTGGGAACGGGCTTAGATGATGCTGGTAGGGGTTTAGATACCGGCACTGATGGCCTGATTTATGTCATAGGAGATTTTAGCACAGCCAACGCGGTTACAGTTAATCGAATAGCAGCCTGGAACGGTACAACGTTTGTAGCCTTAAGCTCTGGCCTTAATACATCAGGGCAGGCTGTAGCCATTGGGACTACGGGTATTGTTTATCTAACCGGGGTATTTACTACTGCTGGAGGAGTCAGTACCAGCTATATAGCAGCCTGGAACGGCACTTCATTTGTGCCGTTGGGGTCAGGATTAAGCGCACAGGGCTTAAGCATAGCAGTTTCGCGAGATGAAATCATTTATGTAAGTGGAACATTTACCAGCGCCGGGGGCATTACCCTGGCGGATAGAATAGCTCGCTTTAATGGGTATGCCTGGGCGCATCTTGACATTGATTTGCCCGGCAGCCCGGCAGTACAGGCAATCCTCCCAAGTAAATATATTGATCCGGTTATCCCCCAAAAATACGACCTATTTCTCGGCATTGACACAACCGGAACAGGCACATTAGCCGGTAAAGCTACCGTCACCAATGAGGGCAACGCGCCCGCCTTCCCCAAAATCATCTACGAGCGCAGCGGGGGAACGACGGCGGTTATCGAGACGCTTAGAAACGAGACAACCGGCAAAGAGCTACTCTTCAACTATTCGCTCCTCTCCGGTGAGCGTCTGACCATTGATCTAACCCCGACCGAAAAGAGCATTGTCTCTAACTTCTTTGGCCCGCGCCCTGATGCCATTTTAGCCAATAGTGATTTTGGAGCGTGGCAATTGCTAAAGGGCGATAATAATATTACCTCGTTTGTGGCTGTAAGTGGCTCCCCAACTATAACCGCCTACATGCTGTGGCGTGAGTCCTTCAAAAGTCAGGATTGAAAATTGAGCGCCTTTTATGAATTGTGGCTAACAACCGACAGCGGTGTGCGCCTGGCTGCGCTTGATAACTTCGTGAGTTTGTCCTGCGGGCGGCTGGTGAACGGCGTCGGTAAATTCAGCCTGCAAATGCCGGCCAGCTTTGACGACACTCTCCTGACCGCGCCGGATCGGATGTTGCAGGTATGGCGGCAGCCCACCGGGGGCCGCCTGGGGCTATGGCGAACCTACTTTATTCGGCGTTGGCGGTTTGAGATGCGCGGCAGTGATGAGATTGTCACCGTTGGCGGCCCGGATGCCAACGACCTGCTCAGGCGGCGTATTGTGGCTGCTTATGCCGGCTCTGCTCAGGCATCGAAAACTGATCTGGCCGACGATATGATGAAAGAGGTTGTCACCCAGGCTATCGCCAACGGGGTCGCACCCACGCCAACGGCAGGGACGCGGGTCTGGTCAAACCTGAGCATCGCCGCCGATCTGGGCGACGGGCCGAGCATCACCCAGTCTTTTCCATTTCACTATCTACTGACCGGCAGCAATCAAGGTGTGCTGGCAATTCTGGCTAAAGCGGCCCGTGAAGCTGGCGACGAGGTATTTTTTGATATTGTGCCCAATGTAGTTAGCTCCAATTCGATTACGTTTCAATTTCAAACCTTCACCGGCCAGCCGGGGCAGGATGTAACCAGCCGGGTTTCATTCGACCAGGCCAGCGGCAATATGCAGAATCCCTCGCTCGAATACGATTATGAGGAAGAGGAGAATTATATCTATGCGGCGGGGCAGGGCGAGGAAGCAGACAGGAACATTCAGCAGGTTTACGACTCGGTTCGTTATGGGGCTTCGATTTGGAATAGGTGTGAGGGCTTTGCCGATGCCAGAAATCAATCAACCGACAACGGCGTGAGGGAATCGGGCCGGGCTAAATTAGAAGATGGCCGGCCTCGGATCCGCTTTACCGCCCAGCCGATGGACACAGCCGGGACGCGCTTTGGAATTGATTGGAATTTTGGTGATAAGGCAATAGCCAGGTATCGCAACCGTGAATTTGATTGTATCATCCGGGCGGTGGTCATCTCCAAAGATGGTGGTGATGCGGGCAAAGAAGATATATCGGCCCGGCTGGATTATGAGGCGGTGATCGGGTGAATCTTGATGAGCTAATCCAGCAGGTGACGCGGCTGCGGCAGGATGTGGACGGGTTGATCAAGCCGGAGAACGGGCGGTGGCGCACCTGGACGCCGACGGTTACCCAGAGCGTTTCGGTAACAGTAACGATAAATCACGCCAGATATATCGTAATAAGTGACTCGGTAACGTTGGAATGTCGCCTGACTGTTACCGGCGCAGGGACAATAGGAACTAATATTATCATCGGAGGATTACCCTTTACAATATTAAACGCGAGTGGCTATGACAGCATGGGAGCCGGCGTTGTTGTCAACACTGGAACTACTGTCTATGCTGGCACTGTTATTGCTGCCTCAGCTACGACGGTAGCTATTCAGGCTCATAGTAGTACGGGAGTCATAGGAACAACGCCGAGTTTTGCCCTGGCGAATACTGATGTAATTTCCTTCACGGCGGTGTATGAACGCGCTTAAGGAGAGATATGGCAATTATAACCTTTAATCAATATCTGGAAGAATTGGGCGGGGCTGCTTCTGATTTACGGATGGCTAGAGACAGATTGGCCGGCCTGCTGTCTCGGCATAATTCAGCGGCATTTTCTGGCCTGGTGACGGGGGATTTTACAAATAGGCCGGTGACAAAAGCGCAGTACGATGCGCTGATGGTTTCGGCCAATGATCTGGTAAATGCCTGGTGGGTTGCGGGTCACGGGACGAATATCGAGGCGTATCTAACAGAGAAGCCGGGGTGATAAATGGTCATCACGTCAGACGCCCCTGAGCCTCCTGGCCCACCTGCCCCCGGCTTCTCACGGGGGTTAAGGTCGGACGCGGCGGAAGCCCCGCCGCCTACCCCCTGGGTACGCTGCCGCCAACTTTCCAGCCGCCCCCGTTCTTATGAATGACTCCATCTGCCTCTAATTCATTCAAGATATTTTGGCCGGTTCGCTCACTTGCGCCTAAGTATTCTGCCAACTTTGCGCCCGAAATTTGCGGGTTT